TCGACCTGCGGGGCGAACGCTAGGAAAAATTGCCATGATAATTAACGCATCCCAACACGATTGCGAGTGGAAGGACTATTGCGTAGCTTTTCAAGCGTCATTTCCATGCCTTGACGAGCCCCTCGCGAGATTGCAGCAGCCCGAGTAGATGCCATAGCATTTTCTAGTTGCTCCCTGCTGACGTATTCTACGCCATTGATTGTCTTTGTTTCAAACTTCATATTTAAAGAAGGCACGGCAGAACTTCCAGGGCCGCCATTATTCATCATTTCACGCACTCCACGGCCACCAAGCTGCACGGGAATGCTCTTTCCATCGGGGAGAGGAACAATGGCTTCGTTGTAACGACCTTCTCCTACAAGGCCAAGGGTGGGGCCAGAGACAACGCCACCATTGGCGAAAGCTTGGAAGCCACCAGGAGCGATGCCGCCATTCGCGAAGCCAAAACCAACCGCTGAACCAGGGGCTCCCAGGCTTGGCCCCAGGCCGAGGGTATTAGTCTGGAAAGCGTTAGTTGATACATTGCCACTGCTGTAGCCACCACCGCTCCCTCCAAGACCAGCAAAAGCTTTTGCAATGCCAATGGCGATGTAAGTGGAAATCATTTGAGAAGCCGCCTGCAGCAAAGCCTGGCTAACGCTTTCTAAGAATCCTGCAAACACTTCTTTCGCAGTGGCAGTGCCGGAAATCATGCCAGCAACGCCTTCAGTGAGCACATTGGCAAAGGCAGAGCTAACGCCTTGGATGGCGCCCTGCAGCCCTTCAAAAACGCTGCGAAGCTGCATTGCTGCTGTTTCGATATTGGCAAGCTGAGTGGCGTAATCAACATCACCATATTGTGCCATTGCCTGTTCAAACACATTGGCCGCTTCCCCCGTGAAACCGGCTCGCAAGCCTCCCCCAATCAGCCCAAGACTGGCTTGTGCTTCCCTAAGATTTTTGGTTTTCTCTAGGTTTTCTTTTAGTTGTCTTTCTTGTTCAGATAAGGCCTGAACAGCTTGCGCTTGTTCTCTAAGCTTTGCAATGTAGGGATCAATAATTGCCAATTGCTTTTCCGTCAGCCCTGTTGTTTCGCGCTTGATCGCCGCCTCAAGTTTTTCCGTTTCCGAAAGATTTTCCTGCCCAGCCGTCAATGCCGCAATGCTATCTTTTAATTCGTTAGTTTTATTTTCAAAATTATCAGAACGTCCAATAAGATCTCCCAATAATGCCTTGCGATATTCCGCTGTAACATTTTCTCTTGCCAGTACAGCAGCATTTTGCATTGAGGCTTGAGCAGCGCCACGCTGAGCCTCCTTGTATTCTCCCAGGGTTTTAAGAGCCGCTTGGTATTGTGCTTCAACAATATCAAGGCCATATTCATAATCAAGCTCAGCTTTTGCGAGTTCCTTTTGAGAAGATGTGAGATCTGACTGTACGTCTATAAGCGTTTTTTGGAGAGCAAGACGCTCTCTAAGCACCCTTGCTTCATCTTCCGCAAAATCCTTTAGTTCTTTCGCCTTTTTCTCTTTTGCCCCTTTGCCGCCTCCCGTTGCATCTAGGCTCATGCCAGCGCCCGGTCCGCCAAACGTGAAATCTCCCCCAGCGGGAGCAGTGGCGGCATCTAAAGCAGCTTGACCACCAGCGGCCAGGAACTGTGCCTGCAATTGATCGCGCCTTGTTTCTAGCGCACTCTTTGCAGCTCCACGACGCCTTCCGCCCGTTTCTCCCGCTGCAATCTGAGCGTTTACCTTGTCAAGTTGAGCCTTGATTTCAGCCACACCAACCATGCCAAGCAAGCGTCTAATTTCAAGAATGGCGCCTCTAAATGCGCGGATAATTGTTGTACTAACTTGCACTGCAATCTTTACAATTCCTCCAACAATGCGAGCGAAATCAGTGACAAGTTTTGCCCAATCTTTAAGATATTGACCAATAAATTCCTTGTTTTCATTCACCCAATTTGTAAAGCCAGTTATAGTTTCAGTGAAAAAGTCTTGAAACACTGCCCCTGCCGGTCCCAATGCAGAGCCAATGGCGATCTGCATATCATTCATTGCCTTTTCAAGACGACGCCCAGCGAATTCAGGACCAGTTGCTAGGCGTTCAGAGAATTTTGCATAGTCTTCATAATTTTGCTTTGCAAATTCAACGAAGTCTCCAACTGTTACCTTGCCTTGCTGCAGTGCATCTTGTAGCTCATCAAAACTCATCTTGTTTGCTTGCGCAAACTTGACCACAGCGCCAGGGAATCGTTCGCCCAGTTGCCCGCGAAGTTCTTCCGCTTGCACGCTGCCTTTGCTGAAGATTTGCACCACTGCTCGCATGGCACCATCCACATCTTCCATGGAGCCGCCAACGGAAGATACGGCCAGCACAACGCCTTCTAAGATTTTTTGCGTTTCTTCAACGCTCATGTTGTATTGTTTGGTATTCACTCGTAATTGAGTGAATTGTCTATATACTTGCTCAATGGGAACAACAAGAGTGTTGCTGCTATCTGCAATTGCTTTTTGCGCTTCAGCAAAATCATTTGCATCAATAGAGGCCAGTGCAAGTCCGCGTTGTAGCTGATTAATGGTTGCGGCAGATTTTGTTACTCCCGCCGCCATGGCGCCAAGGTTATCTACGGCTTGACCAATAGCGGCTCCGGTAAAGGCTCCGGGCACTCCTCCAGCAAGGCCACCAGCAATACCACCAACAGCACTGCCAACGCCCCCTCCTAGGCCGCCGCCATAGAGAAATGCTCCGCCAGCAGCGCCTAGTCGCTGCCCTCCGGTTAAGGGTCGACGAGTTTGGCGCTCAATGCCCTTTTCAGTTTTGACAATTTCCTTATTAAGCTGCTTCCACTCTCTAGTATCAGGAGCAATCTCCCTCGCACGATTTCGCAAAACCGTAAGCTTTGCTTCCAAGGCATTCAAGCTGCCAGGAGAAAATGCCCCCAGACTTTCTTGCATTTGAACGCTTTCAGCCAGCCGTTCTGAAGCTTTTAATTGAACATTGATTTGTGCAATTTGTTTTTGAAATGCCATCCACTCTGCAGTGTTTGGCGAAATTTGCGATGCTTCAATGCGAGCTGCTTCTAATTGTCTTTGCAAGCGTTGAACGCTGCCAATGTCAAATGCCTCAGCTTGCGCGCCAAGTTGAATAGCACTAGCTTGCATGCCGCCACGCTGTCGCGTGCCTTCTGTAATACCGAGAGCAGTGGCTTGCTGCTGAAACTTTCTGCTACCAATGGGAAGATTGGCAAGTTTGCGCTGCATTCGCGCAATTTGATTATCAAGCTGCCTAAATGCTGCATCAAGACTTGCACGGAGAGGGGCGGCATCAAGCGTGATTTTGACACTTTTACCAGTGCGGGCTACTTGTGCAACTTTCTTGTTTACTTCTTCAATTTCACGAACAATTCTGCTTGCATTTGTCGTGAAATCAATTGTGTAACGTGCCATCAGCGGCGTCCTCCTTGACGAAGCATGCTTTCAATAATCCCTTCAATCTCATCTAAAGTGGGCTCGGTCCATGGACGAGCTGGAAGTCGTTTGTTGGACTTACTGACCATGCCGTCATGTACGCCCTCTGCCACTTCATCTTCCCAAATAAATTCAGTGATACTAGAACTAATTGGGTCTCGCCTTTTGCTTTGCAACAATGAGCCAGTATCAATAATATCGCGAGGGCTGCTAACTACCTCACCGTTCTTTCTTCTTGTAGTTCCCGGCCAATCTTCTCTTAATGGCCATTTTTCGCTTGCCATTTGTTGATCAAAATCCTTATCCGCCCAATCCATCGCCCCTTCAAAAGTGCGCTGACACACGCCCCTCAATGTCATAAGCCTATTCACTTCATCTTCTCTTACTTTTGCGCCAGCCATCCGTCGCGCATTGCGAGAAACTTTCATTAAACCGTCTAGCGCTTTGCCGATCATTGAATCAGCTTCAAATGCATTACTTTCAAAGCGAAGCTGATAGGCCATTATTAATTAAGCCATAATAGCTCCAATCTAACATTTTCAACTAAGTTCAGCGCCAATCATGCCTACAATCGCCGCTGGCAATTTTTCATTCTTCAACGCCCATTCAAGCGCTTCTTTTGTTGATGGCTTCAATGAAGATAT